GTTGGGATCTTTCGTCGGGCCGACCATGCGGGACGGATCCCACAGGGTCTTGATCCGGCTGGTGAAACCGATCCGGTTGACCATGTTCATCACGCCGATCACGCGGCCGACGAAGTCGGACACCGAGTGCTTGGTGGGATCGAACGGGGCATAGCAGCCAGGAGCCGCCTGCGCGGCGACGATCGCGTCACCGATGGCGATGGCGCCTACTGCGTGGGTGAAGCTGCGGCCGTAACCCTGCATGAAGCCGGTCACGCCGTCGCCGGCGGCCAGAGTCGCGAGCGTGGTCTCGGTGGCGCCGACCCAGGGAAGACGAACCACGTACTGGGTCTGCACCGCGGTGGCCATCTCGTGCATGTAGTTCATGACCACGAAGCCGGTCGGAACCACGCCGTTCAGCGTGTAGAGGATGCCGCCCGCGGTCGAGGCCACCTGGACTCCGCCAATGTACTGCAGGATGTTGTGCAGCGCGACACCGATGGGCTTGACCACGCCCTTCGGGAACAAGACGCAGGCATGTGCGAAGGTGATGTCGTTGGCAGTGACGTGCACCGAACGGCCGTCCGGCAGGGTCACTACGTCGCCCGCAGCCGCGTCAGACGGAGCCGCCAGCACGACATACTCGCCGGCAGCTGCAACGTAGGCAGCGGTCTGCGGGTTGAAGGTGAAGCCCACATCTTCGGGCTTGTAGATGATCACGCAGTAACCTGCGCCGGTCGCGTGTGCGCCACCTGCGCTCACGCCGCTGTTGCCGCAGAAGTAGCCGGCGGGAACCAGCGCGCCGCTCTGATCCTGACCGAGAACCATCTGGGAGCTGATCACGACGTTGGCCAGCTTCGGATGGCCCTGATCCATGCGGAGGGAGGGCAACCAGGGAGCCGGGTAGCCGCAGGGCAACCACGGATGGTAGATGTCGCTGACTTCCAGATCCGGAGTGGTGTGGCCCATACGGTCCTGGCCATACAGCTTGCCGGTGTACTGGTTGTTAACATCGAAAGGGGAATTGGCGAAAGAGGCCACGTTGAATCTCCTCTGCGGTCCGGTCTTCTACCGGACCTGGGTGGTTACTTTGCAGTCCTGCCGAAACGGAGGTCGGCGAGGAAGATCTCCCGTTGCTGGGGGTTCATGTAGCTGAGCTTGCGGCGAATGTTTGCCATGTCCTGCTCGGTCTGGGCCGCCTGGAAGGCTGCGTCCTTGTTGATCGCCTCCGACTCAGATACCTGCGCGTTGTCGTTCACCTTGACCCCAGACTCGTCGGTCTTTGCGTCTTGGTGCGCAGCAGGCGGGGCCCACTGCAGATCCTGAAGCAGATCGCTGACGGTATCCTTCAGCGAGGTAATGTGCCGCTTTGCCAGCTCAACGATCTTCGTCTGAGCCTGCTCGGCGTTGAGATCCTTGAACCCGTCCTGGCCCTTGAGCGCCTTGAAGACCACGATGGTTGTCGCCAGGTTCTTCTTGGTCTCGGCCAGGAGGGCGGCCGCCTTGTTGTTGGTGGCCTCAACCTGCTTGACCAGCGTGTCCTTCTGGACCGTCAGGTCGTTGATGGCAGTCTCTTTGTCCTCGAGATCTTTGGTGTTGACGATCAGCGAGTCCTTGCAATGGCCGGCCATGTACTCTTTGGCCCAGTCGACGTTGCCCAGGGTGCCCCAGTGCTCGCCGATCGCGCCATGCAGATGACGCATGCGATAGCGCAGGCCCTTCTCGTCCTTGCCGGCGCCCATATAGAGCTTGTGCAGGGAGTCGTAGTGGGAGAGGCAAGCCTTGGATTCCTCGCTGGTCTCGGCCGTCTTGCCTTCGGCATCGGTCAGCGCCATGGAGGCGTCGAACAGCTTCTGCAGCTGGTCGTCGATCTTGATCTCGGGCTTCTGGGCGTCGGCATTGGCGGTCGCCGGAATCTCGCAGGCGCCATCCTTGCCGCAACCGAGGGAACTGGACTTGCGCGATACGCAGGCCAGAATCTTCGACTTGGTGTCCTGGCTGACCTTGGCGCGGCCGATCAGCCGGCGGGCAGCAGTGACGTGTGCGCAGTCGGGAACCGGGAAGCTGCGGTTGGGTCCGCAGAAGGTGCCCTTCCCCAACTTGCCGCGCGCTTCAGACGATAGCTTGGCGTCCTTGGCGATCGAGTCTTTCAGCTGGCCGTCTTTCACGGCCGCGTCCAGCTCGACGCACATCTCTTCGTAGAGGCCGTCGGCGTCGGCGAAGTATTCCTTCTCTTCGTCGGTCAACTGGACCGCGTCCCAGTTCTCGCAAGCGCCGTCGGGGCAGTCAGCGGACTGGGCGTCCTTCGCCTTCTCGTCCTTCTTCTCGTCCTTCTTGCATTCGCAGGGAACCTTGTCGCACTTCTCGCACTTCTTGGCGTCCTGGTTCTGGCTGTCCTTGGCCTTCTCCTTGCAGGTGCACTCGCTCTTCGACTTGCCGCAACCCTTACAGGTCGCGTCTTTGCAGGTGCACTTGTCGGCGGGCGACTGGCAGGCGGAGCAGACGAAGAACTTTTTCGGGGTCTTGCTCTTGTCTTCCTGCAGCAGGGTCTCGATCTCGGCAGCGGCTTCCTTGTTCTCGGTGGGAGAGGTGCCCCAGCCCTTCTTGCTGATCTGCGTATTGACCTTGGCCATGATCGAGCGGCGGGAGGTCTTCAGTTCGTCAACTTCCGGGTGCCAGCCGTCAAGCGACTGGCGGATTTCCAGGGCGCGATCACGGCTCAACTGCTCGGGAGCATTCAGATCGGCGATGGCCTGGTCACGAACCTTGGGGTCGTTGAAATCAATCATTGCATCCTCGTAGACAGGGACTAGGTCCGACAGGTACAACGAGTCGGTCAGTTTCAGTCCGGCCTCGACCAGGGCATCCTGTTGCTTGGTGGAAAGGCCGAGGAAGAAGGTCTTGTCGAGCGCGTCCTTCAATTCCTTGGTGTTGATCAGGGCGGCCTTGTCGGCTGGGAAGTTCACCATCGAGAGCTCGTCGTACTTGAGGTCGCCGGTGATGAAGTAGCAGCGCTTCTTGTCGTACAGCTTGCCCAGTTTGTGGTCGCAGGGCTCGTCGTGCGCCCAGTCGGTGTGACAGATCGAGCAGGTAGCGCTGTTGGTGCGGGAACCGGTCGATACCGTCAGGTATTCATCGTTGAGTACCTTGCGGATGGCATCCGGATCGGTGATCTGGAAACCGAGGTCGATATAACCCAAGCCGACGAAGTCTTCGAGCGGCATCAGGTTGTCGACGATCCAGTCGCAGGACTTGAACAGCGGCAGCTTGCTCTTGCTGTCCCGGTTGTAGAAGGCCGTGTTCTTGACCGTCGGATATGTGTTGGCCCACTTCCAGCTGAGGTCGACGTAGTCGGCGGAACGTATCCGGCCGATAACCGCGCCCTCCTCGTCGTGCATGATCAGCACCGGCTTGGCATAGGAGCTGGGCGGCAACCAAGTGGCTGTGCCCCTCTGCATGCGGTCCGGCCGGTAGAACTTCATGTTGCCGTTGACGATGCCACTGTGAGTCGCCGACGCGTGCACGAGCAGGCTGTGGCCGCTCTCGCTTTGCGCGTCTTTGCACTCGAACAGGAACTTCTTGTTCTCGACCTCGGCTGGACGGAAAGTCCAGAGGTCGCGCATCTTCAACCAGGGCATTGGGAAACTCAGTCGATCGGTTACTGCTTCGGGGAGAACAGTGGAGGGGTCTGCGGCATGATGATTGCCGGGCCACCTGCGGGTCGAGTATCGTAGCGGGTCGGCGCAACCAGCGGCGTCACCTTGACGCCGGAGTTCTGGAAGAGGCCGGGGCCGGCCTGAAGCGCCTGGTTCAGTGGGGTCCGGGTAACCGCGCCGTTTCTATTCAGCGGGACTACCGGGTATGGACTCTGCAAGTTCTGTGGCATCTGGGAGATTCTCCAACCCGTTGCTCAGCATGACAGCGAGCATCTCCGGGTGACTGTCCTCTGCGACCATCAACTTCAGTCGCATTAGCTCTTCTCCCACCTGATTAGTATAGTAGTTCTCACCAGTTAGCCCGACTTCTTCCTGGAATGCTTTGTCGATGACCGCAGAAGAGACTGCGCGCCAGGCCAAAGTGTCGACTACACCGTCCTTGATGAGTTCGTTGCGAGCAGCAATCAAGCGGTCGTAAGCAGCATCGTAGAACTCCGAACGCAACATGGCACCGCTCTTGGCCTTGGTCGGACCGAGGTTCGATCCATGCTGGTTGGTGGGCGTGACCTTGTTCTGCACAGCACTGGCAGTCTGCGTGGTCTTCTTCGCCGTGCCCGACTGCGGACGTCCGCCTCTGGACCCGGTGGTCGACTTGCGGGCCACTGCCTTCGACGCCATCACCTTGGCCTTGGCAATCGTCGGCATGTGCTTGGCCTGCGCTGCCAGCACCTGTTCCTTGGCACCGGCCTTGACCTGTTCGGCCTTGGCCTGCACTTCGGCCAGCTTCGTCTGCGCGCCCAGAAGTTTGGTCTGCTCCTTGGTCTGCATCGGCACCAACTCCTGCTGCATCTTGAGCGACTCCTGGTTCTTGGCCTTCTCGGTCTGCCATACCAGGTCGACAACGTGCAGCGCGTAGTGCAACAGGCTACGATCGTTGGGTTCCTTCTTCTCCGTGCCCAGGATCGGCCGCTCGCCCAACTTGTGACGGGCTTCGGTCTCGGTAATCAAGTGGTTGTTGAACAACTGCAGGATATGGTTCTGGTACTTGATCAGGTTGTCGAGATCGATCTCGGCGAACTTGATATGGGTGGCGGCAACAGCATCCTGGACGCTCGTCGAGTAGTTGGCCTCGAGGAACCACTCCTTGAAGATGGTCAGGCGCAACTGGTTGCCGAAGCTATCGAGATCGGCCTTGATCGAGTCCTTCAGGTTCTGGCTGACGTTGTCGGCGGTGGCGCGGGTCGAGGTCTCGCCTTCGCCCATGTCGATCGCGCTGACACCCAGGCCGGCGTAGATGCGCGCCTTATAGTGGGCGATCAGCGAAGTGAAGTCCAGACTCTTGCCTTCGGCGCCGACTGCTTGCACTTCCACGCGCTCGTCGGTAACGAACACGCCCTCTTTCGGCATGTTCTGAATCTGCCAGCGGATCAGATCGATCTCGCTCTCGCCGTTCGGACCGTAGGTGCAGGGAGCCTTCTCGCTGCCGACCTTGACGTGGAACAACGGGAACAGGTGGTTGATGAACAACAACTCGATGTTCTCTTCCAACCTTCTCAGGGCGAAGATGTCGTCGCGCACGCCGATCGTGCGCGGGGTAGCGAAGATGTGTCCGGGCTTGCGATCCAGCTCGAAGTGGATCAGATCGTCATTGGCAACTTCCTTATAAGGACGCCCGGTCTCGAAGAACCAGCGCCAGTGATCGATCCGGCCATTGACCAGGTAAGGGAACAACTGATGGGCTGGGACGATGGTGAATCCGGCCACAGGTGGCTTCATTCCCTTCTTCTGCGGCACGCCCGCGCCCTTGTCGCCCGCCTTGCGGATCTTCAGCACGAAACAGTTGCAGGTGGTGAACAGGTTATAGAGGATGCCCTTCAACAGGTCCTGCCAGCTGCGGCCGCCGACATACTCGCAGGTAGCGATGCGCTTGCGGATGTAAGCCCCATCCTTCTCGCGCTCGGAGAGGATCTGGAAGCCGTTGCGGAATGCCAGGTCGAGACGGCGGGTGACGGCGCGGCGGACGAAGACCTCGGTATCGTAGATGGCGATCGGTTCCCGCATGTCGTACTCGGGGATGATCGTGCCGTTCCAGCCGTAGTAGCTGGCGATGTAGTCATCGGTCATCTGCGCGCGGATCTTCGACGCTTCCGGATCGATGACTCGCCGGAAGTCCTTGAGCTTGCCTTCTTTGAACTCGCTATCCTTGATCACCCTGCAGGCAGCCGAACGCCACTGCGGCGCAAACTGGTCGCCTTCGCGACGGGTACGCGAGCCCAGGAAGCTATAGTCGGGGGCCAGCTCCTTGTTGTCCTTGATCTTGCGCTTCAGCTGAACGAACTGGGCGGGCGGGTTGCCCTTCTCATTGAAGGTCAGCAGGCGGGCGAGGCGCTCGTCGGCATAGCGTTCCTGCGGAGACTTGGTGGGCATAAGAGAACTCGTGGCGGGCCGGGTGGCCCGGTTAGGTGGCGTAATTGGTAGGCGAAGCAGAGATCGGAGGATTCACGCCACCGGAATTCAGCACGCTGACCGCGACGGCGGGAGCGGGCGGCGGAATTAGTATCGAAGCCGGGGTGACGGGCGTAAGCGGAGATACGGTGGACAGAGGGTTATTGGCGGCGATCGAGGCAGAAGCCATACCGGCAGCTGTCGCGGTAGCCATGCCGCTTACTCCAGCGGCGAGGTTCAGTGTCGAGTTGGTTTTGCTGGTGATC